ATGTTTGACGGTAGAGTCTGCAAAAGAAGTCATTGACGATGTTGCCGAACATATGCAAGATTTTGGGCATACAATGGTTGGCAAGGTGAAAGTCTTATCGGAAGTTCCACGCAATCGCTGGCACACCGCAAAGGACCATGTGAAGGACGCCTACTCAACGCTCAATGCGATGGTAGAGCCTCCAATCTCGGTCGTGCGTAAAGTCAGCCGGTGGATGGGCCGATATGGTATTAAGACACGAGAACGCGTCAAAGTAGCTTGGGCGCCTCTCTTGCCATATCGTGTACCAAATAAGCTTTCCGCGGCTAGGACTCGATTGACTAAAACAGGTCGACAAGAATGGGTAAAGTCAAGTTATGAGGAAGCTCTAGATTGGCATGCTAGGTTATTAGCTAGTCCATTAGATTGTGATCCTCATACTCTCATTGATAGAACGGAATTAGTCCGTGAATTCAATGGGAACCCTTACCATGATATTCATTTGAGCTACAATCGCAAGCACCATCCATTATTCGATTCCATTCCAGAAGGAATCGATGGCCTTGAACTCGCATCAGCAGAAGCCTTATGGCAGTCTATGGAACGTTATGGGCCTCGAGACGATCCTAAAACTCCATTAACGGAAGAGGAGCGCGATAATATTGCCAGTGCCTTGTACTGGCAAAACCCGCGATTATATGCGCACTCAAATTTGTTGAATAGCGATTGGGCCACACGCCCTAAAAATCTTCGGAAAATTATTAAAAATCTGAATGCCAGTGCAGGGATCCCTTTGCTGCATTTAAAGACTAAGAAAGATATGTGGAAAACAGGCACTCTTCAAAAGGCCGCTCAGGCTGGAGTGGACCTGTTTTACGCTGATCAAATTTATCCTAGCGTGGTCCACGTTTTTCCAAAGTCTTATGTAGTAGCTCGCCATAAAATAGACCCATCCCAAGGCGGAAGTTTGAGCAATTTGCGAACTATCCTGGGCGTTCCTGTACATATACAGGTTCGAGGGCGAATTATAAATGGCGACATCAATGATCGTCGTGATCCATGGCATAGTCCAGGCAAGCCTGGTATGCCACTCACTGGGTCGGCATTCAACCGGCTATATCAAGATGCGGAGCGTTTTAATCATCACTATTCTTTAGACGGCACAAAATATGACAGTACTGTGGCCAGACAGATCATGAACATCAGTACGCGTATTCGTAAATTGGGCTATGCATGGCATCCCGATTACGAGCGCATTGCTTCAGTGTTAGATGTCATGGAACA